CGCCTCAGTTGAGGAAATGAAGGGCTACCTGAATCCATCAGGGCAGCGCCAGTGGAAAGACGGCAGGCCACGATATGATACTAATGCCATATTCTCGGCTGTTGGCGAAAATCGTAATCCTTTAATTCTTGAGCTCTGCAAGTCCATATCGTTGTATTACATCTGCCGTCTTGCAAATGTAGATATCATACAGGAGCGGATCACTCAGAGATACGACAGGGCCATTGATTGGCTTGAAAAGGTGGCCGGAGTGGGGAAATATGCCGGAGCTCCCGGGATAGCTCCAGACCTGCCCGTTGAGTCGTCTGAGCAGGCCCCATCACCTATAAGGTTTGGAAGTAGGGAAAAATTTAACCATGAGTACTAAAATGAACCGGAAAACAAAGAAATTACAGGCCCCAAAAACGGCCACTTCAAAAAGAGATGAGGGGTTTTTCCATAAGATCGCCCCCAAAAGTGTATCAAGAGTAAGGCAGGATTTAGCCTCATGGAAAGCCGCATTAAGGCAAGCCGAAAGCGCAGACAGTCCCAAGAGGGTTATGTTGATGCGACTATATAATGACATCATGATGGACGCCCTACTTACGTCCCAAACGGAGAAGCGCCTACTCATGACATCAAGCGCATCATTTTCACTTAAGCGTGATGATAAGGTAGATGAGGAGTCAACTAAAATACTTAAGTCGGCCTCATGGAATAACCGGTTAAGAATGATGATACTGGAAAGTCGATTTTTTGGTCATACACTGGTTGAATTTATTACAGATGCTTCCGGCCAGCTAAAACCAGTTATGATCCCAAGGCAAAACGTTATTCCGCAAAAAGGGTTACTACTTTATGATGAGTCATCCACTACCGGTGTCGCTTACCGGGAGGCAAAAGAATATAATACCTGGCTCTTGGAGTTCGGAGAGGATACAAACCTCGGACTTTTAAATAAGGCCGTGCCGCATGCCCTGTTAAAGCGGTTTGCACAAAGCTGCTGGTCTGAGCTCTGTGAAATATACGGTATACCACCAAGGGTATTAAAGACCAACACCCAGGATAAAGATATGCTCGACCGTGCGGATCAGATGATGCGTGACATGGGTGCGGCGGCTTATTTTATCATTGACTCATACGAGGAATTCGAGTTTGCTCAGGGGGTTAACACCAACGGTGATGTTTATAGTAACTTGATCCGGCTGTGCAATAACGAGATGTCATTGCTAATCTCAGGCGCCATTATTGGGCAGGATACCAAAAATGGAAATGAGTCAAAGGAAAAAGTATCAGTTGAGCAGCTAACTAATCTGGTTGAGGCGGATAAGGCTTACATTGAGTCATACATGAATTCAACGGTACTGCCGGCATTATTCCGGATTGGCTTATTACCTGAAGGCCTGACATGGTCATTTGACCCTCAGGAGGACATGGCCGAGCTCTATAAAAGAGTTATAGGCTTTATGCAATATCTTACACCGGATATCGAATGGATCAATGAAAAGTTCGGGATGAATTTTACCGGTATCAAGGAGGGCGGCTCAAATTTTCAGCAAGCCTCGGAGCAATAAGCGCACAGCTTTCGAGGCTCTATGAATCTTCACTGTGCGATTGCTGCGGGGGAATTATTACACTTGCCTCCAGTGATAAGCCCGGATTTGATAAGGCCGTATTTGATAAGGCAATTAAGCATGTCCATAAAAAAGGGTCGTATGACCCATCCATGCTTGAGGATAAGGAGATTTTAAGCCTGATTAGTGAAACGGAGAAAGTATATCTTTCAGCTCTTGATAAGGGGCTTCAGGATAATGATATCCCTGAGCAAATGCTACAGGCGCTTAAAAAGGACATCTTTGTTTTCTCAGGCTGTAAAACGCACTCAGAGCTTAATCAGGTTGCGAGGCTTTTATTGACTGAGGATAGCAAAGTAAAGGGCTTCGCCGCTTTTCAAAAGGACGTTCAAAAGATTTATAAAGACTACAATGAAAATTACCTTCAGGCTGAGCATGTGTTTGCGGTGAGTAGCTCTGAGATGGCCGCCAAATGGAATGATTTAACTGAAGGTAAAGACCGGTATAATCTCCAATACAGAACTGCCGGTGATGACAGGGTAAGAGATGAGCACGCCGCCCTTGCAAATGTGACTCTTGATATGGAAGACCCTTTTTGGGATGAGTACTACCCACCAAATGGATGGCGCTGCAGGTGTACAGCTGTACAGGTAAGAAAGGGAAAATATCCGGAGAGCAACTCCTCTGATTCTATCGCTAAGGGTGTTAAGGCCACTTCTAAAATCAACAAAAAGGGTGAGAATACTGCGGCCATGTTCCGGTTTAACCCTGGCAAAAGCAAACAGATCTTCCCGCCACATCATCCCTATAGAAAAGTTTCAGAAAAGGTAGGGCAGACAATTGATGGGCTATACAGCTCACAAAGAAAACAGCTTGGCAGAGCTATAGATAAGGAGGTTGCTATTTGGGCTAAGGAAACAATACCAACTGGCGGGGGTGAGATCAATCTAAAGAACTTTAAAACCGGGTCTGCGGTTATCCTTCGTAAAAACGTAAGAAGCATCAGTGAGCATTTTGCCTCACCGGATTTAAAGAGAATGGCGTTTGACATTCAGAAAATTTGCAAGGCAAGTAAATACATTGCGTCCGCTCCGCTTGACGATGATAAAGGCCATAAAAAATCACGACGAGTAACCGGCTACAATTATTATAGCTTTACCTATCAGAATGAGGCCTACAGATTAAATGTGGAGATTATTGACGGGAAAGAGTATCCATACAGCATTAACAAAATAATAACTGCCGATTAAGTAGCTAAAGGTGGTCTCAACCCACCCCGCAGTTAACCGGCAGTTATCAGGTGCAAATATAATACAAAATCAGCCTATTGCAACATTGAATTAAAATTTTACTAAATGGGCGACTTCCTTAAAAATGTGCTTAATGATATAAAGGTCGAGCTTCTTGATGAGTTCGACCGGAACTTTGAGCGAAAGGCGTTCTTTGACCAGCGATGGCCCGAGACCAGGACCCCGATATCACGTGGAAGCCTATTAATGCGATCGGGTAATTTAAGGAGGAGTATCCGGGCACGGCTATCAGGATATGAACTTGCGTTTTACTCATCAATGCCATACGCTAAAATTCAGAATGAAGGCGGGGAGATCATCGTAACGGCAAAGATGAAAAGCTATTTTTGGGCAATGTACTATAAAAGTGCCGGGTCAATAACCTATAACATAAAAAGCCGATCGGCGGCAAACACTCAGCGTAATCAAAAACTTGCCGGGGAGGCATCCTACTGGAAGGCTCTTGCCCTGAAAAAAGTCGGTACAAAAATAAGAATAACGCCACGCCGGTTTATTGGCCCGCATGAACAGGTAAGAGAGGCGGTTATAAGAGTTATAGGGGAGAATATAAAAGAGCAGTTTAATAACCTTAATAAAACACTCAGGAAATGATCTACGACGTTTTAAGAGCTTTACAGGAAAAGTTATCTCAAGATGTGCCCGCCATAAAATACATTGATGAGGACTGGGGCCAGCTTGATTATTATGCCGATAACCCTCCCATTAAATTTCCGGCTGTCCTGGTTGAGATTGGGCAGGCCCAGTGGAAGAATCAGGGCAGACTTTCACAGGATGGCCAAATGATGGTCAGCCTGATGGTCGCCGACATGAAACTGAATAATACAAGCGGTCGGGCGCCTGAAGCGCAAAAAACAGGCTCTAAATCCATTTGGCAGATGCTTAATGATATCCATGTGTCACTTCACGGATGGAATCCGCAAATTGAGGGTTTTGGGCTTTTCTCCCGGGTGTCTTCCCGGAGAATTAAGCGGGAGGATGGCATCCGGGAAATTGAGGTTGTTTATGCTATAGGCTTCACGGATCACAGTGCACACATTCAGGAGCAATCAGCCGCAACAACGGTGCGATTCGTTTAATAAGAAAAGGGCTGACGACATATCTATGCCATCAGCCCCGAACCTAAATTTAGAGCAATCTAAGCCCTTTAAAATAGCTCCATTTGCTTATGATTGAACTGCCTTAATTGCTTTTTAATTGGCGTTGAAAGGTAGTTATAAAGGGTTGCAATGGAGATGTGATAAACCGGATAAATGAATGTTCGATACACGTAGGCAGTTGAAACGCCCGGTTGTTTGTGCATATTATATGTGTCAATAACTTGCTGCATATGTAATAACTTATTTTTCCGGTTGTATGCCATAAAAGTTTTAATTAGTTCATACCTTTGCTTTGGTATTCGGTTGCAAAGGGGTTCTGTACTTTTATGTCAGGCCCTTTTCTCTTTTTAGAGCTTACCCTCCAGCACGTCCTTTAAATATCTGGCCTGAGACTCAATATTGTTTCTAACCGTGCTCAGGTTTGTTATTGAAATCTTACTGCATTGCTCTATCAGGTTATTTATGCCAATTGTAAGCAAATTTACTTTCTCCGATGGAAGGAGATCTTCTTTTTCTGCCTCATCCTTTAAAGCGATAAATGCGCTATTATTTGAAAGCTTATGGCCGATTACATCTTTAAATCCGCAAAGCTCAAGTTGCTCAATGATTGTTGTTAGGCTTTTGTATTCTTGCATGGTTAAATAGTTTGTTGGTTGATTGATCCGTGTATTTCTGTTATAACTGTAGTCTCATAAATTGCAAACTTACCAGCTCTTATCATCACACTTGTTATCTCATCAATGGCGCTTGCCTCTGAAAGATCAAGCGTAATAGTAAATGCCCTATTTGTAGTAAATAGCTTTCGTCTAACCTTCGACTCATAGATTTTAAAGGCCCTGAGGGCGACCGCCCTTGCGTGTAAGTTATCCGTCGGGTAAATGGTTAGATAAAGCTTAAGGATCATTTCCAGTACTTCCAGTTGCTGCCTGGTTAATTTGAGGGTGACCTTTTTCATAAGGTCAATTGCTCTTTGCTTAGTTTCCATCCCGCTAATCTTTAAGAGTTACAGTTAAAATCTTCTTATCCTGATCACCCTGAGGACTGTAATGGAAAAGCTCCAATCTCTGGCCGTTTTTTAACAGCCTGAAAGCATGTTCAGGAGTGATATGATTGGTGCGCTTCATAGCTTTTATATCACTGTCAAAACCCCGCTTTACTGAGTCCAGGTCATAGCCATATGTAACATGTTCCCTGAGCTTGATTCTAACTCTCATTTCAATCGGTGAAGAGCCTCTTGAGTATTGCTCAATAATGAAATTGCCGTCTTTGATAATTATAGGTTTTATCTTCATTATTTGCCCCCTATTTTTAATATAAACTCCTGCTCAAACCAGTTGCCAACTCCCTTATGCTGCTCAAGCTCGCCCGCTGATATCATCTTATTTACAAGGTTTTTTCCAACAGGTGTTCTGTGAAAATCAGATAGGTAGAACTTGTAGCCATCGACAGTTAAAATTGTGCTACCTTTTAGTTTTTTGATTAACTTTTCCTTACTTGTTATCGCCCTCATTGCTATGCCTCCTTTTCATATTGGTCAGGGAAATCAGATACTATCCGATCAATAGCGGCCTCAGCGTCTTCCTTTGTGTAATACCATTCGCCTCCGAAACGTGCCCAGCCGCCTCCCGGGGAGCTTGTCTTTTTAGCAATTTTCCACTGTTTGGCGTCATTTCTTCTTGAGTCATGCTGTGGCCTTAAAACAGTCCTCTTCTTAATCTCTGGGTAGTCAGTACAAATGGTGCGAATTGCGTCTAATTGATCATCACTCTGAATTCCTTCAGGTAGTTCAATTGCTTCAATGTCTTCAATCGGATGAACGATTGCCATGTCATATTGAAGCATGTGAGGCATGTCATATCTTACTTCACCTCCTACCTCAAGCTCATCTACATTAGTGACTTTTGCTTTTTCCCAAAGGCAGCCTTGAAATGGCTTACATGCAACTACATTTCCATCTAAGTCAATATCCCAGGTTAGAAAGTCCTGCCCATTGTCTTTAAAGTGTACTCTAAATATTCTTTTCATGAAGTTGATTAATTAATTATTCCAGATTTCTGAATTTAAGTATGTTTCTGCGTATTTCTTAGGCACTCCGGTAGGA